TTTTTAAAATATTTATGGTGGGGAGGTAGGAATTATGTATACCTACAAGTGAGGGGCATTGCTACATTGAGTAGATTTTTACCGCACTGTATATGTCCCGACTGGTAAGTCGATTCTAGAGACTCCTCTAGCGAGCACCACCTCTGACACATCACCTTAACTAGCCTTATGCCAGCAAGTTTATTCAGTCACTCCCATGTCAGGTGATCAACCCAACGAAGATATTATACCATAAAGAAAGGGAGGTGTCTACCTCCCTTGCCTCCTTTAGGTGATTGCAATCAGGTAAAGGGGGGACCCCTTACCACTTCCATCTTAGATCCAGTCTTTACGAGCGTGATGATCTGGTACGATCTTGCCCAATGTGACAGTTAGTAGTCCGTCTTCAAACAAGACTTCTTTAACAACTGTTTCATCAGCGATAGTCCATGATCTATCAAAAGATCTTTGTGCTAGTCCTCTATGTGTATAATTTTCCTCTTCCTTCTCTTCCTTCTTACCTTCTACAACAAGTTTACCATACTCTGTGTAAACTTTAACCTCATCCTTTTTAAATCCTGCTAGAGCAATCTCTAGTCTAGATTCAGTATTATTTACTTGAATGAGATTGTAAGGTGGATAGTTTCCATGAGTGTTTTGAACCTCATTAAAGAAACGATCAAAATAATTGTCGAGTCCTATGCTATTCTTGGTGATCTTATCCATAAGATCAGGCAAGTTCTCAGCATGAAACCTTTGTATGTTAGGCATAATAGCTCCTCCGTTGAGCGAGTTTATTTGTATGGACCCCTAAGGCATCCGTACTTTATTTATCTGCATTATAGTATCTTTCCAGTCCTCAACACAGTGGGAATAACCGCCCCTTTCCTGTACTGCTTTTGCTAAAGGATAATCATTCTGACCTTCTTCCATCATATCACCAAAGAAATGCAACTCATGCTCTTCTTTAAAATCTCTTAGAATCTGACTCTTATTACTTCCTGGTGCTCCTAAATCTAAACCAGTCTGTCCACCTATATTAACTTCCAATTCAGGAAACTTCATTTTAAGTCTTCTAGCAATCTCTTGCCTTTCATTAGTCTCTTTGTCCCATAGAACATACTCTTCTCTCTCAACCCTACATCCACTTCCTCTACCCAGTATACTAAAGTTGACACCACCAGGTCTATGTTCAATATGCAAACCATTACGAACAGGGAACTTACTAAAGAGTAATTCATTTTCTAAATGATTCTCTACATCTCTAGGTAACTCCCAATCATCTCTATAGACATTCTTATCACCCTCATACACATCACTACCAGAGCAGTTATAAACTCTCTTAGCATTATTGTATATTCCAGGTGTAACTTGTTCTATGGTCTTGTCTCTATCACTACCTGTAACTAAGTAAACCTCATTGCAAGTAGAGAACTCATAAAAGAAATGTAAGCACTCAGGTGTAATAGGTTGTCTAGCAGGAGTCAAAGTGCCATCAACATCAAAAATAAATTTCTTCAGGATTCTTCCTCAGTCTTTTTTCTTCCTATATTATACTTGGTTTCAAGCATCCAGTCACCCTTATCTTTATATGATAATACTTTAATCTGATTTAATGGTGCAATATCTTGAATCTGATCAGCATTTAAAATTTTAATGAGTCCCCAATCAGCAAGCAACTGAGCAATACGATTCCTACGCTGAACATCATTAATAGTAAGATTAGCCCTCTTCCCATCCAAAGCAAACAGTTCTTTAAAGTGAACTATAAAATACCTTCCTTGCTTATGAAGTATATGACAAGATTGATATAACTTCTTTTCTTTTCTGGATGCTACTCCAATTCTTGTTAAAGTCTCTCTGACCTTAAGGAAATCATCTGGTTCACCCAATGATACTTCTACCATTTGGTCAGGCGACCAATCAACGGTCGGCTCATTCACTACGCTCATCGTTTTAATTCAGTTTTATGTAGAAGTATTTAGGAATTTGTCTTTCCAGTAATGTATCTAGTAACTCCTTCATAATATTTTTCCATTTCATACTTTCTATGTAAGGTACTCAAATCAACTTTATTACCAGTCAACTCCTCATACACTGTAATAAAAGTTCCTAACATATGCCAATGGAGAGGGGGAATATATCCTGGAGAAAGACATACAAAGATTTGATCGAAGTTATAATCTTCAAATTCATATTCTTCTTTACTATAAAATTCAAAGTTGTCAAAATGCTTCTGGATAGTAGGAATGGTAGACATATTATCACTATCCCTATTACCAATCCAAGTAAAAGATTTTAATCTATTTGTTAACTTTAACCAAAACCCCCAATTACCTTCCATCACTCTCTCATAAGTTAATAAACTATCAATCTCATCATCATCAGATCCAAAACATCCAGAAAGGATATCGTCATGATGATCTATATTAATAACTTCAATATCACTATGACCTTCTAAACCATAAAGTATATTATCATGATCATAACCAAACCTAACATCATTACAATTACTTATTGCTCTTAAATAAGATCTCAAACAGAATTGATAATTTGATACATCAATCTTATGACTAAATTCTCCAGGATGAGTATCAAATAATTCTACCCATTTAAGAACTGGCCACATATCCAATTCTTTTTTATGCATAATTTGTTCATTATGAATAATGGCAGGACCAGATATATAATCCAAATCAATACTAAGAATCTTCATACTCTTCCCCCAGTATTAAGTTTCTGTTTAATATAATCAATCTGTTCCCTTGTAAGAATTCTCAATGCCTGTTGTGCTTTTTCGTTACTATACTTATAGTACTTCTTAACTGCATCCAGATCATCAATCTTACCCTTCTTTAACCACGGAGCAAACCTCTTCTTCTTCCTCAAGGAATTAACATAAAAATCATACTGAAGCTTAGGATCTAAGTGATGGGATTTATTCATCTCATTAGCAAACAGGACAGCATCAAGTGATCCAGACAGACATTTATTAACAACAAATGCTGGATACTTTAAAGTAGGATCTTCCTCAAGAAGATTCTCCTTTGTAGTATTAATCGAATTCAACCAGTGCTTTAGTTCCATAACAAATAATTTCCAATAACTAGGAGATCCATATCCATACTCCTAAATGCCATTATAGCATCTTCAGGAGTTTCGACAATAGGTTGACCACCATCGTTAAAGGATGTATTGAGAAGAATAGGATCCTCAAACTTACGAAGTAAAGTACAGAGTCTAGGATTCAATTCATCATTAACAGTTTGTATTCTACAAGTCTTATCTTCATGAGTGATGGCAGGTATCTTATCAGACTTAACAGTCTGTGAGAATAACATGTAAGGTGTGTCAAATCCTTCTTCAAAATAATCACCTACACGATCTTGCAATACTACTCCAGCAAAAGGTCTCCAATACTCACGATGCTTCACCCTTGCATTTAATATATCTTTATTCTCTGCTTGAGCAGGACTCATTAAAATAGACCTAGCTCCTAATGCACGAGGACCAGATTCGGATCTACCTTGGAACCATCCTACTATCTTATTCTCATCAATTGCTTTAGCAACTACATCACATAACAAATCAAAATCTTCAAAATGTTCACACTCTTCTTCTGGAACATAATCATCATATGATTTACCAAGTAATGCTAGATTAGTTGGTACTTCAATTGTTTCTTTAGATTTATATGCTCCCCAAATAGCTGCACCAAAGTGGATACCACAATCATTTGTAACAGGAGGTATATGGATATTATTAAACAATGGTTTCAATAAAGTATTAGCACATACATTTAAAAAACATCCACCAGCAAAACAAACATCATCGTCAAGAGAATATTCTTCTCTTAGATAAGTCATCATTTTAAGGAGTGCCTGTTCATGATGATGTTGGAGATAATTAGAACACTCTTCATGAGTGTGTCCTTTTAAATGTACTACAATAGATTCATAATCAAAGAAGTTTATAACTGGATCGCCATAATCATACCTATCAATACCAAACTGTTGTAAAGGAAACTCTGGAGAGAATGTGTATGGTTTATTTTTATCGGGCAACTTACCATAAGCAGCCATTCCCATAATTTTTCCTTCTGGTCCAATATATCCCAGATCCTCATCATTACCAATTTTTTGATTGTATATTACACTACTAAGATTACTATAATAATCTCCAAAGGAATTTTCTCCTGCACCAGACTTCATTGAATGGAATCTAAAAATTCTCTTATCCTTATCAAAATATCCAATACTATTATTCTCATAACCTTTAGTAGATCCATCTGCAAAATCCCAAATAGAACTACCCATACCATCAAGAGTTACAAAACTCCCACTGTTAAATGGTGCAGTAAAAACTGCAGACATCGCATGACATATATGATGCCTAACAAACCACAACTTAGCATTAGGAAAGTGACTGCGGAGAAACTTACTAGCTTGTCCACTATCACATTGTTCATTACATAAAAATACTCCTGTTGGAGAGTATACTAAAATATCTACATCTTCCCTAGGGATATCTCCTAACACATAATCTATTGATCTACTAGCAAAATTTCCATCATACTTTACACGAGAAAGTCTTTCCTCTGATATACTTCTAACATGCTTTCCATCTACGAATAGTGTAGCACCAGCATCATGTATTCTAGAGTAATTTTCGGTGTCATCACCGTCCCATTCAAGAGCACAATGTAGTCCTAGGATGTTCATAATTAAATACCAATAGTTCTTTACGCTCCTGTTGATCTTTCATATACTCACCAACAGATCGCATAGTATATGTATGATCAAATTCAGCAGCATTCCAATCGGTGAACCGATCTCTTACTAACTGATTACTATTATAAGATATTAACTGAGGGGATGTAAAGTTATCACAGACAGAAGCAAAATCGTCATGATCAAATCCTTTATGCATATCACCTTTCTTACCATAAAGGTTATGCTTAATATCATAAGGAGGATCTAAGTATATAAATGCTTTCTTATCATCAGTTATTAATTCCCTCCAATCCAAATTTGTGATCTTCCAGTTCTCGATGAGTCTTCCATACTCTGCGAGTTTCTCGATTCCTCTAAAGGAGAAGTTGGATTCGCTTGCTTGAGGACTAAAAGAAGAGGACTCACCGAGACCAGAGAAACTGCACTTGTTAATAATAAAAAAATTAACGGCACGATCAAAAGGGGATTGTTTTTCATCGTTAACATTTTCCTTAGCCTTAATAAACAATTCTCTAGCAGTATCTCGATCAGGATGCATATTCTTGATACTCCATAAAGCATCTTGCATCTTCTGACCATCATGCTGCAACTGTTGCCAAAATATAATTAACGGTACATACAAATCATTGACCCATATATCCAGGTGAGGATATAGTTTACTAACATATAACGCAACAGAACCACCACCTAAAAATGGTTCTCTAAATTCTGAGTAATTATTTAGATCAGGAAAAAACTGTGCTAACTTAGTACAAGCACGAGACTTGCCACCAGGATAACGAAGAGGGGTCTTTAATGCTTTCACTTAAATTCACACTCCACCATAATTTCTGTAAGACATGCTAACATGTTTATTTCTTGGTCGGCCACAAAAGCGATCTGATACTGATACTTAGCAATAATGAGCACAGCAGCAGCAATAGCAGGCCCCTCAAGGGATACAAAAAGACCATCGTACAAACGACGAAGAAGTACAGAAGGATCATTGTCCAAATTATGAACGACCCACTTTCTGACTCCAGAAAAATCTTTCGACTTAAGCGTCTTAATGAGATCATCAACTTTGACATCTGAAAAACTAGCTAAAATGGCACTATCTATCGATCCACCCACAGAGTATCTTTGACACTCGTTGAGGACTCTCCTGTAATCTGGGAAATGTTTATTGATGAGTTGCAATAATACCTTCTTATCAGCTTCGCACCCTTCTCTGTCCAAGATAGATACCAATCGCTCAAAGAATGAGACTTGAATTTCGGCCTTCTCCTTACCCTTGATGCTGAACTCGACCACAGAACACCTGGAATGGAGGGGTTCGATGATTTTATTTTTATAATTGCATGTAAATATGAATCTACAGTTTTTGTGAAACGCCTCAATGTTACTCCTCAATAACAACTGAACATCATGTGTTGTGTTGTCTGCCTCATCAATAATAATAACCTTATGATTGGATGAAGCAGTCAGAGACATAGTACTAGCAAAGTTCTTTGCCTGTCCTCTAACAGTATCTAGGAATCTACCTTCATCAGAACCATTAATCAGAATGTAATCACATCCTAACTCTTCACAAAGTGCTTTAGCAACTGTAGTCTTACCCACACCTGCTGGTCCTGTTAAAAGAAGATTTGGAATCTCCCCTTGCTTTAAGAAATCCTTAAAAGTTTTCTTAATACTATCAGGAAGAATACATTCATCAATTGTTTTAGGTCGATACTTTTCAACCCAAAGAAAATCACGCTTCATAATTAATCACAGTTTGTGGTGGATTCCAATGACGAATCACACCACCAATAATAAAACAATTAGTAACAAGATAAGTGAGAAGGATAAAACTCCTAATAATACATACCGTATTATCGTATCTTGCAGTCTTAGTATCCTCGAAACTTCCCAAGGCATACTTCCATGTCCTCCAGACTCTACTCATATGTTGAATCAGGTTCCAATGCAATAAAGTAATCTAAATTATAATTGCTATTGGTAAACTTGGCAAGGTTCTTCTTAGAGATCTGAACATCATAAGATCCAGGGATCAACTTAATGTTCTCAATCTTAAAGTTAAACTCAAAGACCTGTTCGGTCTTACCAACTACAAGAGTATACTCATTAGAGTTATCATTCTTACGATCAGAAACTACTAGAGTAACTTCCTCACCATTACCAACTGCAGAAAGATCTGGCAACTGATATACAGAAGATGCCTTCAAGAGTTTGCCAAGTTGAATACTATCCAATTGAAAAGTAACATCCGATGAAGGAAGTTTCATTTGCTTCTCAGGTGGAGTAATGATAACCTCAGGGTCTGCAAAAGCAAACTTAACTTTGGTTGACTTACCCTCACGGATAATCATATAAGTCTCATTCTTAAGATCCAAATCAGGATCCTTCATGAGGTTAACTCCATTAAGAAACTGAGGTAGATCATAGATACCAAAGTCTCTCTCAAAGTTCTCATCAACATCTGCCTCGGCAAGAATGTTTTTCATCACACTAATGGTGCGAAGTTTGGATCCCTTCTTAACCAAAATAGATTGGTTAATTGAAGAGAAATTCTCTAGCAGACTAATTGTTTTTTCAGAAAGTTTCATATCCATTGGGTAGTTCCTGGTCTAATCCTTCAAAGTGGTATAATAGTACAGCATAGTGTATAATCTTCTCAATGTCAAGCCTTGTAGTACCTTTCTTATCATAGCGTGATGCATATTTAAGAATGTTACTACGACAAAATGCAGATGCATCTCCTACTGCTTCAATAAGATCTAGAGTTTGTACCCTATCATTGTAAGCATAGTGAGAACTATATGTTCTCCCAATGTAGTCCTTAGTCTTTTCTAAGATTTTGTCTTCATTATATTTGTAATGGACTGGCGGTTTTTCGATTTCCGCTTCCTCTTTCCTTGCGTAGTCCCCTTTGAAGCAGTCGTAGTTCGAGGTGTCAATCGTGACTTCCGCATCGTTGTAGTCGAACTCAGCCCACTTTGAGTGAGATGTTGTTCCAAGTCCGACCACATAGTCTCTTTCATCTTCTGGTCCATACATAATTGGATAATCCTCATCCATAGTTCCGTTAATTACTGAATCTAGTAACCACCAAGCCATTATACCATAATCTCAAGGTTATGCACATTAAAACTCATTGTAATCCTTTCTACATCACTTGTAAAAGGATAAACACAATGCTTCAAATCTGCTGGAAAAATATAAATGTCTCCCGATTTGGGTACGACTTTATAAGTAGAATCATAACTGATAAATTCTAGTTGACCAGGGCAGCACATGTTAGTACTGTAAGAAGGTTTATTTACTTCTTCAGCAATTACTTCTGGAATATCTATCATAACAATTGCACTAAGATATCCATCATGTGAATGAATAGGATTAAACTCATGCTTATGTTGATAGTTGATCCAAGGGCCTTTGCCTAAATCAAAACTAAGAGAAAAGGTTTTAACTGGTAGTACATCAGCAGTCTTAGATCTCAATTGAGTTGCTTTAACATACTCATATACATTTTGATAAATGTAGTCAATAAATCTTTGAGGATCTACTACTGCTTGATACTGATGTTGAATGTTTCCTGCTAAATCATACCCAACAGACTGACCTGCCTTCATACTATCATCAGAAACCTCTACCAAATATTCGATAAAGTCTGGTGGAATAGTACTCTTATAGATCGATGGTCCAAAGGGTGATATTAACATTAGACATAATCCTCGTAGGTCTTAAATACATCGTAAGCATTACGAAAGTCATCACGATCTTCGATAGATGCAACTTGTGCTGGTTGAGTAGCAGTGCCACGAAAAATCATAACACCTACTGGTCCTTCCTCATCATCCATCGAAAGGTAGTCAATGGTTGGGGATAGCATAACGCCTTGTGGTCTGCTCATAAAATTCCTTTGTTGATGAACCTATTATACAAAGCATTAGAGTCTTAGAAACACTAAAGTAGACACTTTGTAGAGTGTCACTTTAACATCATACTAACACTCACTCTCCAGAAAGGAGTATCAACCTTAATGGGTAAAGCATCATGTAATAGATTCGATCTAAACACTACAAAATCTCCAGGTTCATATATGAATTTCTTATCCTCAATCTGCAATTCTCCACCCCAAGTAGGATCCCATTGTGGTGTTAAAAATCCTACAGCACTCCAAACATGTGGTCCATTCTTATCAGCATCTGTATGAAACTCTGCTACATTACCTTTCCGTTGTGCATTAAATCCTATAGCAGCAATACTCTGTGTGGGTAAAATAAATCCATGTTCATCTTCTATCCTATCTCTAATTCTAGCCATAGTAGCCATAAAGTATCCTGCTAGGAATGGGTTATGCATACCATTTAGATCCAATGCTTGCATCCTAGGATAACATAATCTTGGATTTTCTAACCCACCATAAGCACTATCTATTTTCCAAAAACCATCGTTAATAACATGGTTATAGATGTTATCAACATCCTTACCAGACATAACTTTTTTCAATAAGTACATACTAACATTCTCCAGAATTTTTAGTAGAATATGAGAACCCTGCTTTCTTAGTAAACTCAACTACAGTAGAAAACTTATCTAACATATCTGCCTTATGCGATATCACAAATACATTAGCATCCTTAACAACATATTTTATAATCTTAATAAAGTCATCATTACCAACCCCATCTAAAGATGAATCAAATACCTCATCCATAACAAGAAGATTAGTATTTGTAGAATTTTTAAACCTAGCAACCTCTCTCCATGTGAAAAGAAGTGCTAGGTCGATACGCATTTTTTCACCCTCCGAGAAAGATGAATATGTAAACCTATCATGTATTGGATTTTGAATCGTTTCGTTAAACTCCTCATCTAGATAGAAATTTATATAAAAATCCATCATCTGTAGGTAACGATTCACTTGCTCATTGATAAGAGGAAGATACTTCTTTATAATTTTACCCTTTACACCACCATCTTTCAGTAGTGTATAAGCATAATCATTGTAACTTATCTCCTCATTTTTCTCTGCAAGTTCCTCAAATACAATGTTTAGATTACTCTTGAACTTTTCTAATTTCTCATGCTCAGTATTTCTGTTCTGTAACTTGTCGGCAAGAGTTTGAATCTCTTGTTGTAGATCTCCTGTTTGTCGTTGTAATCCAGAAATCCGAGTACCGTTTTGAGAAATGCCATATGTTAGAGTAGAAATCTCCTGAGTAATAGTGGTGAAGTGACGCTCTCGTTCTGTTTCTTCATTAATGGACTCCTCTAGCTTTTTAAAGCCTTCTCTGAGTTCCTGTGCTCTATTTTGAGCGTCATCAATTCTATTTAACCGAAACGATTCTTCAATGTCCTGATCACATGTAGGACATACTGTATTGTCTGTGAAAAACTTATGTTCTTTTGTAATCCTTGATACCTTATTGGATATCTTAGTCTTTAAAGATCCTAGTTTTCGCAAGCGTTCTGGAGAATCTTCTACATTTTTTAATTGTGTTTGAGCTGTAACTAAATCATTGCTTAAGGATTCACTTTTCTTTAATAATTCATCAACTTCTAGAGTAATTATGTTAACTTTTTTTTCCTTCTCTTTAATATTTTCTTTGCCCCTCTTATCCAACTCTTCAATAAATTCTTCCTGCATCTTAACCTTATCATGAAGATTACTTTTCTTCAATTCTAATGTTCTTATAGTATCCCTACTATCTCTAAGTTTCTCTTTAACAAGACCATTCATAGCAGAGAATACTTTAATGTCAAGAAGATCTTCAATCACCTCTCTACGATTAGGAGCACTTAATTGCATGAAAGGTACAAAGTTACTACTACCCAGTATTACAATTTGAGTAAATGATTTAAAGTTTAACTTAAGTATCTGATCTTCTAGAATTTTCTGATTGATTCTATCATCTGCTTCCTTATTACGCATCTCATTATTAACCTCAATATCAAACATGTTAGGTTTGATACCACGACGAACAAGATATTCCTTAGGACCAATAGAGAACTCAATCTCTACAACAGTTCCTTTTTCATTAGAAGTATTAACTAACTGAGATTTATTAATCTTCCTATATGGTTTATTGAACAGCACAAAACACAGTGCATCTAACACTGTGGATTTACCAGCACCATTGGATCCAACTATAAGAGTTGTTCCAGTAGCATCCAATTCCATTTCTGTCCAACGATCACCTGTAGATAGAAAGTTCTTCCATCTAATCTTTTTGAATAATATCATCTTTCAATGGAGGTATGACGAAATCCTTAGAGGTAATAATAGTATACTTATAATTATACACCTCACACGCCTTTATTGCAACCTCTTCATCCACTTCAACAACCTCCATATCAACTTCACCATTAACTGCTAACTGCATGACATAACGATTAGCATCATCTTCCTCTTCAAATAAAAAAAGAACCTTCTCTCCACCAAGATCTTTTACAGCATAAGCTCCTTCACGCTTACCCTCTTCAGTAAGCAGCCACATTATTCCACCTCACATGCCTTTGAATAAAGTCCGTTGAGTATTTTTTTAACTCTATCTTTATCAAGAGTAATCTCCGATTCTTCTACAAATCTATTTAACAAACTGATAGTGTTCTCTTCGTTCTCTGCATCAAAGTCTGAACCAGTAATATATCCATGATTCCAATCAACAGTTTCAATAACCTTAAGATCTTCTACACCAACACTATTAATCTTATCAATAAATTTTTCAAATTCTTTTCTCTTAGATATCTTCTCTACAATAACTTTAATTATCTTACCCTTAAGTTCTGTAGCATTAAAAGTCTGATAAGGAGTATCATTATAGTAAACTTTATAGAACATTCTATATGGATTATCTACAGGAGTATGCTCAAGAGTATCACTATCCCAGATAGTAAACCCACGCTTATCCTCACAATCATTCCAGAACATTTCATAAGGATTACCTAAGTAGTAAACCTTACCATCATTAGATCTAGTATGATAGTGTCCTGTATATACTTTCTCAAACTTATCAAAAATATCTTTATCTCCACTAGCACCATTCTCTTGAGTAAATCCTTTATAGACTTGGTAACCATTCAATTCCAGATGACCAAAACATGCTTTAGCTTTAGTTGATTTAATCTTTCTTTTTATCTTTGCTTTATTATCATCATTCATCCAACCTATAAAGAGACATTTTGTATCGCCAATCGTATATTCTGCGTAATCTCTAACGAGAACCATATTAGGATACTCTCGTAGTAATAACTCAATTGAATTAACTGCGTTACTATTTTTGTAATAGGCAGTGTGATTACCCACAATAGTGTAAACAGTAACTCCAAGATCACGGAGACGGTCGAAGTAATTCGTCTTAGCCCATTCCAAAGACCATAGATCAATCGACCTACGATTATCAAAAGTATCCCCCATATCGATGAGGGTTTTGATGCCTTCCCTTTCCAATGTGGGGAAAAAGATGTCTTCATAAAATCTCTGAAAATATTCGTGAAAAACACGATTACCCTTCCTCATACCAAAGTGCTGGTCTGTAACAACTCCTACTTTCATACTAAGTCATCAATAGTAAACAATCTACGAAGTTCAATGTCTTTAGTTGCCATCTCTTCAATAGCACCTTCTTGACGATCTACAATCGTAACAACACGCTTAACGACATAACCTGCATCTCGTAATTTGTCAACCGCTTTGATAGCAGAGCCACCAGTGGTCGTAACATCTTCGAGAACAGTGACCTCGGTTCCTTCTGGATACTCTGGTCCTTCAATCCATGCTCCTGTACCATGACCTTTAGGTTCCTTACGAACGATTAACGCATCTACAAGTCTCATATCTAAAGCAGAACAAACTGCTACACCTGACACTAAAGGATCAGCACCAAGAGTAAGACCTGCCACCAAAGGAGTATCCACATGTTCAAGTAACATCATAGCAGCAAGAGTCAACCCACGCCCTGTCAATGTGACAGGTTTACAATTGACATAATGCTCAGACTTTTTACCTGAGGAGAGTGTGTAATCACCTTTACGGTAACACTTCTCCTTTATCATCTTTAAAAGTTCCTCTTTCATAATCGAAATTTGGGTGTGGTGCTGCCGAAACAACAGGGTTCTTCGTTCTATTTAATATAGTAATAAATTTGTCTCCTGCAAATGTACCAGCAAGACATACTTCAATCTCATCACCATCTTTCCAATTAACTGTACCATCTTTCTTTGTATGAACCATGGCTAATTGAATCTGATCTATAACCTCTTGTGTTAATCTCATAATGACCCCAGATAATCTTTTTCATTTTGATAAGGAACTATCTCACCAGTCTTGAGTTTCCATGCATACTCCAGTTCAGGAAGTAACCATTCGTGAACTGGAGCACATGCTTCCCAATTGACTGGTTGAATACAATTCATTACTACTACAGACCAAAATGCTGCAACATAATTAATATAAATCAACTCTTCCTCCTAGGTACTTGGATTGTCCATGCTCCACCTTCTAAATCAACCATCTCAAAGTTATCTTCAAAATATTTCTTTCTTTGTTTTGCTTCCTTCTCTAGTCTAGTCAATTCAGCTTCCCGTCCAGGTTCAGGTTGTATCTCACCATAGTGAGGATCCCATGTCTCTGGGTGCTCATGACAATCAAAGAACTCTAAGATACTTTGATCTACCATACTATACAAGGTATCCCATGTCAAAGTTGATCTAAGTTTTTCTGCTAGATAATCTACCTGAGTATCTGACATAGAAACATCATCATCTTTAAACAGAAACTCCCCTCGTGCTGCCACTAACTCATTAAGATTGATAGTGATCTTTACATCATCATAAATTGCCATGTTACCTGTTAGAATTACGATACTGTATGTTATCTTTTATAGTATTATAATCTGAAGCACTACCACCTGCACCATCCTCTACAACCATAACCTGTTCAAATCCAGTGCGTTCTATAATCTTAGTCTTTATCTCCAACTGCTTCTTCTCCTTCTGTATGCGTCTCAGAAAGGCGTAATAGATTATCTGTGTAAAGTATGCAAAAGGATTGTTTGACTTGGCAGGATCGAAGTTATGAATGTATTGTACACAATTCTCGATGCCGTCCCCGATCATATCCTCTCTGAACATATAATTCACAAAGTTTGGTTTATACGATAAATGAGTTGCAATCTTTAGGAAACACTCACCCAAGTAATTACTAATAGGTGGAGGGGAAGTTCCTTTTTCCTTGGCTTCAGCAGCCTTCTTCCTATAGACAACCATTGCCTCTAGAAGCTCTTTATTATTCACATAATGATCGGATCTTTTTCTAGGCATATGATTATCAAATCTTTAGGTATTATAACACAGCTTGACACAAGTAGCAATTACCTGTACAATTACCCTTGTGAGGGTTCAAAGGAATTATATCTAGCTATTATACTGTAGTAGATATACCAGCAGAATCAGGTGATGTAACAAATATTTTTTCTAAGGCGATTCTAGTAGATTCAGTATTACCAATATAACCCATCTTTTCACTTATCTTTACTCTATGAGAATGTGCATTCTTTCTTGAATGATTGTAATGTTGATATGCTTGGATCATTTCATGATCTTCGGGCAACTCTGTCATAGTAATAATCTTATCAAATCCTATACGATATATTTCATCATCAGGAACAGTGATCCAAGGGATCAATCTAACCATAGTATTATTTCCTTTATGAGTTAATTCAACCTTTAATGGTTCCGATATAAAAAAACAAGGTTCTATTCCACTATCATCCATAGTAGTATCAGCAACAATCTCTTCGCCAGATACTAATTTAAATACAAAATAACTTGATTCTCCCTTCATGTTTTCTCCTTCAATTGTACTTTTACAAGATCATAATTAAAATTCTCTTCATTATAGATTTTAATTCTTTCAACCAGATGATTCAAAGTGTAGTTTCTTTTCGATTCAGTTGAACAGTCATCAGCAATATCATACAATACTGCCTTTACTTTTCCCTTACCTTTTCTGAGAACACGCCCAATTGACTGGAGGTTTCTAATGCGGGATTTGGAGGGGGAAGCAAACACAACATTGTGAAGATTGCGAATATTAATGCCCGTTGAGAAAGTACCGTAAGATGCGACAATAATTGCATTCTTTTCTCTCTCAGTTATAGAACGACATAGTTCACGATTTTCAACATCTACACCACCGTGGATGAAGAATACTTTACGATCATCATTATTATTTATAGAATTATATAATATTTCACCGTGGGTTTCTACCCTAGAATATAGTATTAAAGTATTACCTTTTAAGTCCAGTGCTAAATTTTTAATAAATTTATTTCTTTGTTTATGACTAATTAAATATTGTATTTCATCCTCATAGGTATCAAATGCAACTGGAGGATGTTTTAATAATATAATCTTAGCATTTAATTTAGCAAGATATCCTTTCTCCATTAACTCATGAGTCTTAATCGTCTTATATGATGGACCAAACAATCCTTCTAATACTAACTTGTGCGTCTGTGTACCATCTAGAGTACCAGTAAAACCATAACGATACTTTGCTATATGCAACTTAGTCATAATTTTTACGAGCGACGCTGATTTGAATTGATGTGCTTCATCCCCTACAACAACTTCAAATCTTTCAAAATATGTCTTAGGTAACTTATAGATAGATTGCCAAGTAGTAATAACAACAGGACATTTAGATTCCTTTTCTCTACCAGCATAGATCTTGTGACAATATGACTCAGCATCCCATCCATAAGACTCAAAGTCCTTATACATCTGCTCTACCAGAGATGTCGTTGGAACAACTATCAGCGTACTTTTCTGTTGCTCTGCGAAGTAACGAACTATTGAGTAAATCATCAAAGATTTGCCAGAGGCAGTGGGGCTTATCACTAGTCTTCTATTGTGTCTTAGAGCATCGTATACTCCCTCTATTTGATAATCTCTTGGAGGAGTCTTAGATATTGCATTCATATAATCTTTAACACCTTCCTTCGATATCATTTCATTGATTTCAAAGGGACTACCAAAGTACTTACTATTCTCAAACTTATAATCATAATCATGTCTCTTACAAAAAGAGACTATCTTATCAAGCAGTCCAACATATATTTCTCCTGTCTGTAAATTAAATAAACGAATCTTACCATCCCAATGACGATTCCTATACTGAGGCATAAATTTAGCACCAGGAATCTCAAAGGTAAATTGATCAGATAACTCATGAGCAACATGAGGCTCTGAGATTATCTTTAAGAATACCTCATTCTTTTTGGTAATAGTAAGATCTGACATCATCCACTCAACTGCTGCCAATCAATAATATTTTTTAACTGATAACTTCTATTGTTTATCTGTCTAACAATATCTTCAAGATATGAAAGCATTACATCATAGTATTTTATTTTTAAAACTATAGTTTGGACTCTCTCATCTGCATCCATATATCTTTTCATTGCTTCCTTATCTCTTACCTTATATGGAAAAGGTTCGGCCTGATACACTTCTGGGTCGGATTTTCCTGAGTAGTAATTATGTCTATCTAACTTAACTTTAGATTCTTGTGTCTGTGCTTTTTCTTTTAAAAGTTTAAGAGCATTATAAACATCCCAATACTTAGCATGTAAGGATGGTATTTTTGCTGCTTCTTCGTGAACTTTAATAATGTCAATCTGTGAGTCTTTCTCCCACATACTTTGTATAGTTTCTAGGTTCATGTTTTAGTTAATGATGTAGTTCGTACCTTGAAATTGGTATCAAGAATTTCGTATAGCAAATACTTAAAAGTAACGGTTGCTGTAAAGTATGTATAATCGTTTTCGGAGGCAGTAAATTCTAAAGTACTCAGTGACACAGGGAACATATCTTTAAATTTGATATATGCCATTGGGTTAAAATTACTGTTTAATACAGTAAGAGTACCATCACTAAATTGTTTTAAATTATCTATTTCTCCCGTAAAACTGTCTTTAACAATTTGTTGAAATTGTGAAACAGAATCTGGATAACCTAATCCATAGATCCAACTATGAATTTCTAAGAAATTTTCTAAATTCTCATCTACAATAAACTGTAGAGTAAGATCTTCAAACTGAATTTGATCACCTGGTACAGGAACTGATTTCAAATAATTTCCAGCTTCGATTACTCCCAACTGAATACCTGGGATTCTAGCTGAGTTTGAAAAGAAATCAACCTTAGGTGTTCTTGCTAAGTTAAACTGAAAACCAGATGGTGACAGGAAATTCCTGTTCTTAATCTGCTTATCATAAAAAGTGTTAGCCATCTTTATCTTTCAGTCTTGTAAATGGAGGTTTCCCCATAGTTTTATACTCAAGCTGCTTCCTAAGGAAAATAACCTCAGTCTTGAGATCATCTCTCTCCTCTTCCAACTTTACGATTTCCTCTTGGTAGATGTGAATCATGCCTTCCAGTTTGTCGTTTTGTTCATAGAGCTCTGACCATGATGGAATGTTATCACCCATCTTAATATTAACAACCCTTGCACAAAAAGGCTGTGTTACCAGTATTTAGTCTTCTTCGTTTAACCTATCTACCCAATCCTCATCTGGTGTGAAGATTATTGGACCTTCTGCAATCCTTTCTGCCAGTTCATCCAGCAATTCTTCATCATCCATAATGATAACATTAAGTATATTATATATGTTTACATAAAAAAAGACCCCCGAAGGGGTCTCTTTATTAAACAGTTTCTAGAAACTCTTCTAATTGATTATGAACATTGAGTCTAGTTCGATAATCAAAAGCAATTTGATCCCAACCACGACCGCATTTAATACCTGATTCATCTTCCATATACTTATCAAGCCAGTATAGGATATATGAAACTGTACGGTTCATGTTATCCCAACGAGTACAACGAGTAATAGATGTGTCCTTAAAGAAAGTACCAGTCTTCCACTCTTCGGTAATCTGAGTAACACCGTCCCACTCATCACCCATAGTATCACCAGCACCTTTTTCAATAAGTTTCCAAGCATGACGGAGTTTCTCATTATTAGGTCCGTAATGACGCAAACTCATTAGTGCAGCACAGATAAATGGTTGACACCACTTATCCTTTTTAGTCATGAGTTCATCAAGTGCTTGAAGGCAACCATCACTCATCCAGTATCCTACCATGAAACCAAGTGCTTCTGTTTTTACAGCAGTCTGATTCCACTCAGTAGGTTTCATCAAATGACATGCTTTGTTCAAACCAGAAATAATCATACCCTGAGTAAGTCTTTCAGACTTAGGGGAATAGTTATAGAACCCTGTAAGGATACCATATAACTTTTGCTGATTCTTTTCAGTTGCTTCAGCAGAATCAAAAGTATTGTATGAATCCTTGATTTCATCCATAGATTCATAATCATATGTGATAGCGATCAACTTCTCTGGAAGAAAATCGGATCCTTCATTAACCCAATTTAGAGCACGAGTATTCCCGTCTACTCTGAACACCATACCTGCAGAATATAATTTACCTGCAACTTCACAATCTTTCGTGAGTCTTACTAAGTGAACAACGCATTGTTCTGACCTTAGGTTTTTCAAATGCTTTCGTGCCTTATGAAGTCTTGCTTCTGTGTTTCTCTGACAGGGAACTTCTGGCAAGTTAAGGAATTTTTTTAATGGATAATTCCTTTCTACTGTAATGTTTACAGTAAAATCCTTTGTACCGTTACTCATTTTGTAACCTATAGTAATGTACTAACCAAATCATCAACCCTAAAGTCAATGGTTCAAAAGAACGGTGGCTTCGTACTTAACGGTTATATAATAGCATAAAAAAAGAGGGTGTCAAGCACCCTCTCCTTTATGTGTGTAAATCCTGATTTACATGAGGTTCTGAACAACAGTACGCTGGTAATAGCGGTTGCTGTTAGAAGTGATACGACCGAGACCTTGAGCAGTGCCTTCAGCAAATGGGTTGGAAACAAGACCATAACGAGTCTTAAATCCGATTTTTGGCTGGAAGCTGTTCTCGCCAACTGCACGAACCATCTGTAGTGGAACATATGGGCAGTAGAAGAGTCCTGCATCATAAGGTGAAGAACCTTTGTATCCTACAACATAGTACTGGTTAGCAGCACTGTTTGCTGAGAATGGGTCGATGTATACACGATACTTACCATTGATTGTTCCAGCAAATGTGTTGCCAGTGTCATCAACTTGTAAGTTAGCGTTAAGAGCAGGTGTGTAATCAAGTACACCAGCCATCGTTAGAGCAGAAGCGACATCAGCACTAGTTAGGATGATGTTACCCTTTCCACGACGAGTTCTTTGTGCGATCCTGTTGGCATCTCGTTCGATGTTAAACAGAAGTCCCTTGAACTTCTCAACTGACCATCTACCGTTGGAGTCAACATCTAGGTTAAAGAAACCTGCGTTTGCAACATTGACCTGTGAACCTGCTTCTGCAGTTTTGTAGATAGTACGAATAACCTCACGGTTAATTTCTGCAAGAATCTCGCTAGAAAGAATGTTAGCAAGTTCTGCTTCTGCATTAAGACCATGAATTGCTTTAAGGTCTTGAGCGAGTTCCAAACTGTACTCTGCTTTTAATGCTCTAGACTTAGCAGTTACAGTAACTTTCTCGATGGAGAATGCCATCTCGTTGAAGTTACCATTAGTGCCATCGCCTAATGCTTCAGAGTCTCCAGTTGCCATACCCTGACCAACTGAGTACTGTGCTTGAACAGCATCAGATGCAGTGTTTTCTAGGATACCTGGGTTTGTACCACGCTGAGTTCCAGTAGAACCGAAACCAACAGTACCATCATCGTCAGTAGCTGCGGTGTAATCACCTTGAGTTGCTTGACCGATGTTAGTTCCTGCCTTGTTAGCAGAGAATGCAGAATCTGGTTCGTTGAAGAACGCTTCTGTTCCAGACTGATTCGTGTATCTGGAGCGCATTGCAAAGATAAGTCCAGTAGGACCATTCATTGGCTGCACACCAGCAAGTTCATAAGCAACCAAGTTAGGCATTGAACGCCTGATTAGACTGATTAGAACTGGGTCGAAACCTGCAACAGGACCAGCAGCAGTTGCACTACCACTGAAACCACCTGAAGCACCAACAGCGTTACCACTGTTTGTAGGAGCTGCCTCAGTTAGCATTGAGGTTCCGTTTTCAAAAGCTGATTGCTCTTGTAAAAACTTTTCTTGGTTCTCTAGGAGAACTGCGGTTACGGAGCGTCTGTGAG